ACAACTGCGCTAATCACAGCGCTATGGCTGGCACGATATATGTGCTGGACTCTACTCTCGGGCTTTCTGACTTTTCAGTAACCACAAATTCAGCAGGAACAGCCGCGCTTACATATAGCAACAGCACAGGGGTTTTTACTTACACCCCGCCTGATTTGTCTAGCTATCTGGCCGCGGTTACGTTCTCTGACATAGATGGCGGCGCTGTATTGCTGTCTACAGAGACATTTGCAGACGTTGATACCCAGCTAATGACGGCGGCGGCTATCGACGACCGCATTGAGTCTAAGGGCTATATCACCAGCTACACGGTCACAGAAAGTGATGTCACAGCGCATCAGGCAGCGTTATCTATTACTGAATCGCAGATTAGTGACTTAGGTAGTTACTTGACCAGTGTGGCGCTTGATGACGTTTCAGACGTAACGATCACATCAGCATCCAGCGGACAGGTACTGAAATACAACGGTGCTGCGTGGGTGAACGCCGCTGACGCTGGCGGCATAGCACTAACGGATCTGTCTGTTACGACTAATGCCGCTGGTACTGCGGCCCTCAGTTATAACAACTCGACGGGCGCGTTTAGCTACACGCCACCCGATCTCTCTAGCTACCTTACAAGTTATACGGTAACTGAGAGCGACGTAACAACTCACCAAGCAGCACTGTCCATTACCGAAAGCCAGATCAGTGACTTTGGCACATATACGAATTACGCCAATTCTGATGTAGACGCACACTTGAATACCAGCACTGCTGCGACGAACGAAGTATTAAGCTGGAACGGCACAGATTACGACTGGGTCGCGCAGTCTGGTGGCGGCGGTGGCATTGCCCTCACAGACCTGTCAGTAACCACTAATACAGCAGGCACGGCGGCCCTTAGCTATAACAATACGACAGGTGTATTCAGCTATACCCCGCCAGACCTATCCAGCTACTTGACGGGCATCACAGGTCAAAGCATCGCGAACCTGTCTGATGTATATGACTCTATTTCGCCAGCCATTAACACCGTCCTTCAATGGGACAATGTAAACAGCCGATGGGATGCGGCAAATGCGGTAACGCCTAATAATGTGCAAAGTTATATCGACACGCACATCAACACCGGCACTGCCGCTAGCAACGAAATACTTAGCTGGAACGGCTCAGATTATGAGTGGATAGAACAAGGCATTGCCACGGTATATTCGCTCACTGGTACGGCCATCGATCCCACCAACGGCGGCATTCAGACAAAGACCATTTCGGCTAATACGACATTTACAGAGACGCTAGCCTCTGGAGAGAGTGTGGTGCTGATGTTGGAAGGCGCGGCGTCCTACACGATCACATGGCCTACGATAACGTGGGTCACAAGCGATGGTAATTCTGCCCCTACGCTCACTGCTAAAGACACGCTGGTGCTTTGGAAGGTCAGCACAACGCTATACGGGGCTTATGTAGGTAGCTACGCATGAAGCCTTTAGATAAGGCTCTGATGGCCGCCGCAGGCAATGTTGCCGCCGCCGCAGGTCCGTCTAATCCGTGGGACTTAGCATACTGTGAATATCAATACGACACAGACAAACTGTGGGACGTTTCATCTGGAAGATTTGTGCGGAATCCACTTCACGGGCAGGAGGCAAACCCGTGGGGGCTTTGGTTTAAACCTGACGGAACCAAAATGTACATTATTGGAACCAGCGGAGATGACGTTAATGAATACAACTTAACGACCGCGTGGGACGTGTCCACAATGAGCTTTTTTCAGAAAGAGTCGGTAATTACCAATACGGTTACAGTCACCGGAATCACGTTCAAGCCTGATGGCACTAAAATGTATACCACCTGTAGAGCAAATGACGCCGTTCAGGAATATGACCTCAGCACCGCATGGGACGTAAGCACGCTTAGTTACAATCAAAGTTTTTCAGTTGTATCACAAGATACCGCGCCTAGAGAGGTGCGTTTTAAGCCTGACGGATTAAAAATGTATGTTGTGGGCGATACTGGCAATGACATTAACGAGTACACCCTAACCACAGCGTGGGATGTTAGCACTGCTAGTTACGATCAAAACTTTTCCGTTGCCGGTCAAGAAACCACACCATATAGCTTATTTTTTAAAACAGACGGCACCAGAATGTACGTCTGTGGTGCCGCTGGCGATGATATTAATGAGTATGACTTGAGCACCGCGTGGGATATAAGCACCGCCAGCTACTCAACCCGCTTGTCTATCAGCCAGTATTCAAGCCAGCCTACGGCTTTATATTTTAAGTCAGACGGAACAAGCGTTTATATTTTAAGCCCATCTAGTGACAATGTAATTCAATACTCATTGGGTGTAAGTGGGTTTCTCGTTAGAACGCAAGAAGCTAATCCTACTGGCTTATGGTTTAAGCCTGACGGCACCAAAATGTACGTCACGGGATCAACTAGTGATAACCTAAATGAATACAATCTAAGCACAGCATGGGATGTTGACACCGCGAGTTATTCACAGGCGTTTTCGTTTGCCACCCAAGAAGCAACGCCAGAAGGCATATTTTTTAAGTCAGATGGCTTAAAACTTTACATGGTTGGGCGAACAGGTGACGATGTTTATGAATACAGTCTAAGCACGGCGTGGGATATTAGCACGGCAAGCTATGACCAAAGTTATGCATTGCCAGTAGGTAGGCCAGAAGGATTATTTTTTAAATCTGACGGCACAAAAATGTATGTCGTTGATTCCAATCTAGACGACGTCCGAGAATACAGTTTAAGCACCGCGTGGGATATTAGCACTGCCAGTTATTCGCAAGCCGTATCCACTAGCGGCCAAGACCCCGCGGCATCTAGCATTTTTTTTAAATCTGACGGTACTGAGATGTATATTCTCGGTGGCAGTACCGACGCTGCGTATCAATATAGTTTAAGCACAGCTTGGGACATCAGCACTGCGAGCTACTCCAAAAGCCTTTCTGTTATGGAGCAAGAAACTCAGCCTCGGGCGTTTTATTTCAAACCGGACGGAACGCAAATGTTTCTTGTTGGCCCTGCAAATGATGACGTATTGGTATACAACTTTTCATAGGTACAAGTGATGTTTGTAAAAACAAACAATAACGAAATAGCCCAGTATCCGTACAGCATCGAGCAGTTCCGTGCTGACAACTCTACTATTTCGTTTCCAGCAGAGATATCGAACGACACGCTTGCAGGATATGGCGTTTATCCCGTTGGCTATGAGCCAGCACCAGCGTATGACCCTGCTACTCAAAAGCTAGTCATATCGTCACAACCGTCTCTCGTTAATGGTAGCTGGGTGCTGACTAAGAGCATTGAAAACAAAACGGCAGAGCAAATAGCAAACGACACCGCCACAGAAGGCGATAAATTGCGCGTTCTCAGAAACGGAAGGCTGTCCGACACAGATTGGTGCGCCCTGAGTGACGTAACAATGTCAGCCGAAATGGCCGCATATCGACAGGCGTTGCGAGACTTACCCGCCCAAGAGGGTTTTCCCTATACCGTGACTTGGCCTGCTAAACCGTCTGGTGCCTAACAGATGGTTGACCCCGTTACCGCAATAGCCGCCGCAACCAAGGCGTATGCGGGTATACGGGCGTTCATTGAGGCAGGGAAGTCCATCGAGGACACCTTTCAAGTAGTCGCACGGTGGCAAGGCCACGCCAGCGATATCATCTACGCTAGTCAGCGTGACAAAAAGCGAAACCCATTTGCCAAGCTGGTATTTGCAGAATCAGCAGAGGCAGAGGGCACCAGGATCTTTGCCGCCAGGCAGAAGGTACAGCAACAGCGATCAGAGCTAATTACTATGATTACCTACGCCTACGGACAGCAGGGCGTGGATATGTGGCGTGAGTGCATCAAAGAAGTCCACGCACAGCGTCAGCAGGAAATCTATGCGGCTCAAGAGGCTAAAGACGCGGCGATAAAGATGATCGCCATAGCCGTCCTTTTGGCGGTCGCTGGCGGGTTAATCTATTTGATAGTGCAATTGGCTACACGGTAAAATACAACCAGAGGTGATTTTATGAAAGCTATGCTCTTTTTTGTTTCTATGTTCGCAATGTCGGCGTCAGCCCAGACCGTCATTTACTACGAGGACGGCACCACCTATACCCTTCAGCCGAATGAGCGGGTATACGTTGAGACCGCCAAGAAAATGTACAGAAAGAAGAGCTACAAGAACGGCAACGAGTATTTCACCCACACGACTCCGAATGAGAAGGTCGATTACGAGCCGGAAGCCCATGAGGGCATGGAGCCAGGATCTGACGAGTGGTGCGAGGCTTATGCTCCATATCTTTATGCCAATGGCTATACCTTCGACGACCAAATTTACCTACGCGCTTGCGTTGATTAAGGCTGAATGAGGTGAGCGGAGCAGTGGAAGAAACGACGAAGCAGGTATTAGATGCGGCTAGTGTTGTCACAATGCTGGGCACCCTGGGGTCAATCCTTCCCCCTGTCGCTGCTCTTTTCACCATTATTTGGACGGGCATCCGCATCTACGAAACCGATACCGTGCAATCGCTGACCACCAAGAAGCGAAAGCGTGACGCCAAAGGCCGATTCGTCAAGGACGACGATTAATGCTTGAGGCGTTGATTGCTCCTGTTACTGGACTGCTGGATAAGTTCATACCGGATGCGGACGAAAAAGCGAGGCTCGCACATGAAATTGCAACAATGTCAGAGCGCCATGCTCAAGAGCTTGCCAAAGGCCAAATTGAAATTAACAAAGCTGAGGCGGCGCACAAGTCAATGTTTGTCGCTGGCTGGAGGCCGTTTGTTGGGTGGACTTGCGGGGTTGCTCTGGCTTGGCACTTTGTGGGTCAGCCTCTCGCTGTATTTGGGATTGCTGTTGCTGGTATTCAGACCCCTGCACTTCCTACATTTGAAATGGAGAGCCTTCTTACTGTCCTGCTCGGAATGTTGGGGCTCGGTTCGTTACGTACCTATGAAAAAACCCAGCAGGTAGCGAGAGAGCGGTGACACCAGAACAGCTTAACGCCTGGCGCATTATCCCGCGCCTATTGATGCTCGCAATGCTGGTAATGACCTACCGCGTTGTTGAGTGGTTCATGGGTATTGAAGCTCCGACACTCGAGCAGGCCGGATTGGTCTCCGTAATGACCGGCGCCCTTACGGGTGCGTTTGGTCTTTTTTTAGGTACAGGCAAAAAAGAGTGAGTTATTTTTCTGAAGAGGAGCTCGCATGCTCCTGCTGCGGTACCTACGTTTTCGACGAAGACGTTCTCAAGATCCTAAACCGTATCCGCCGTGAGTTCGGCCCCATGCCCGTTACCAGCGGGTACCGATGTCCACAACACCCCATAGAAGCCGCTAAAACGCGCCTGGGAGCGCATACAACAGGAAAGGCGGTAGATATAGGGGTGGACCGCGATCGCGCTTACAGACTGCTAGAAGCCGCCCTGGCACATGGTTGCCCCCGGGTCGGTATTAATCAGCGCGGTGAGGGTCGGTTCATACATCTCGACTGGGATTACGAGCGACCTTATCCAACGGTC